GCCAATGAAACCGTTGTCACCCTCACAACGGATGCCAGCGGCAACGTGAACCTGCCCGCCGATTACAGCGAACTGCGGTCGCTTTTTATCGCCGGGATGCCCGTGCGCAACACGGCCTTGCCGTCGATTGAAGACAAGCTGACGCCCGGTTACACGATTCAGGGCCACCGGCTGCTGACTACCTACGCCAATACGCCCGTGACGCTGCACTACTACGCGGCAGTCCCGACCCTGCAAACGACCGGCACGAATTGGCTGATCGTCGCGGAGCCGGAAGTCTACATTTACGCCATGATGCGGCAGGTCTACTTGGCGAAACTGGACGCTGAAAAGGCGCGGGCCTGTGGTGAGGTTCTGACCGACCTTATTGCCGAAGTCCTGCGGGCCGACCGCGTGAAGCGGTTTGGCAAACTGCCGTATCGCGTTGCAGGGGTGAACCCATGATTATCGACATCCTGCCCGAAATCCTTGCGGAATGTAACATCGACCGCGCCGCGCCTGTCATTAGCGACGGGTCTTTTGAAATGCGCCAGATCACGGCATTTCTCAATGCAGCGGGCCGGGAGATTAACACGCGCAACGAATGGGCGCGCGGGGCGGTATCGTTCACGGCGGCAAGCGTGGCATCGGTTGCCTTGCCCGCCGACTTTCAAAAATTGGCGGAAACCGGGCCGGTGATGGTTGGCACGGGATACAATCCCGCGCGGTTGGTGACATCGCCGGAACTGTGGCAACTGCTGTCCCGTACGCCGTCTGCACAGAACTATTTCCGGCTGGAAGGGGGAAGCATCCTCTTTGCCCCGGCTATCGGCGCGGGCGGCGTGACAATCCGCTACCAGTCGAAGAACTGGCTTGGCACAAAAGACGCTGTGACGGCAAATACCGACACGGCCATTTTTCCCGAGCGGCTGCTGGCGCGCGGCGTGATATATCGGTGGAAGCGGTCCAAGGGCTTGCCCTATGAAGACCTTATGGCCGAGTTTGAGGCCGATCTGGCGACGGCGGCAAACGCCGACAAGGGGCTGGCATAATGCGCCCCGCCCGCAAGGTAAACCGCACAGCACAAGCCCCTACAGCGCAGCCCGTGGCGTTCCCCGCCCCCATCGGTGGTTGGGTGGAGAATGTGAACATCGCCACGGGCGGGCCGGGAACGGCGCGTGTGATGGAAAACATCTTCCCCGGCTTGCAGGGGTGCCGGGTACGCGGCGGGCGGCAAAAGGTGGCGACCGTAGGGGCGCGGGTGAAGTCCATCTTCACCTATCAGGCAGGGGCCACAAACCGGCTATTCGCCGCCACGTCTGCGGCTATCTATGACATCACCGCCTTGAACCCGACTACGGTCCCCACGGCTTCCGTTTCCGGCATGGCATCGGGCTACTGGTCAACGGTCCAGATGGGGACGGCGGGCGGCGAATTTCTTGTGGCCGTCAACGGGACGGATACCCCCAGGACGTTCAACGGCACGACCTGGGCGACAACCTCGATCACAGGCGTTACATCATCGGAATTGTCCTATGTGTCGAAGCACAAAAGCCGCCTTTGGTTTGTGCGGAAGAACAGCCTGACAGCGTGGTATTTGCCCGTGGATAGCATCGCGGGCGCGGCGGCTGACCTGTCCCTAACGGGTGTCATGCAACGCGGCGGGTCGCTGATGTTCATTGCAACATGGTCGCAAGACACGGGCGACGGGCAGGACGACCGGATCGTGTTTGTGTCAACCGAAGGCGAGGTTGCCGTTTACGAAGGGTCAAACCCAGCATCGGCGGCGGATTGGTCGCTGGTCGGCCTGTACAACATCACAAAGCCGCTTGGCCCTAAGTGCCATTTCCGCGCGGGCGGTGACTTGGTTATCGGGACGGAGGCCGGACTAGTCCCGCTTACTGCGGTGACGCAGAAAGACCCCGCCGCAATGGACGTGTCTGCAATGTCTGCGGCGATTGAGCAATCTTGGCGGGTGCAAGTCAAGCGGCGGACGGTCGATCAGCCAATGGAACTGGTCAAATGGCCGCGCGAAAACATGCTGATGGTTTCCTTGCCGCATGACCTGACCACAAGTTTTGTCGCCAATATCCAGACCGGCGCATGGTGCAAGTATATCGGCTGGGACGTGCAGGCCGCTACGGTGTTCAATGAGCAGATGTATTTCGGCGACCGTGCGGGGTTTGTTTATGCGGCGGAAGTCGGCGGTTCGGATGAGGGGGCGGCGTATATCTGCAAGCTGTCCTACATGCCATCTGACCTTGGCGGCGCGGCAACAGAAAAAACAGTAGGGATGATCCGGGGGCGGTTTTTGTCATCCGGCCCGTTAACACCGCAACTGTCTGTTGCAACAAACTACGCGGTCATATTCCCCGCCGCGCCTGCATCTACCGCCGTTCCGGCAAATGATGGTGCCTATTGGGGCGTGGCCCGGTGGGGTGTTAGCCGCTGGGGTTCAGGCGATATAAGCGCGGTGCGCGGGACGTATGATACCGGCTGGATTTCGGTCGGGGCGAATGGTCAGGTCATTGCGCCGCAGTGGCAGATGGTCATTAACGGTGCCGGACGCCCTTCGGCGGAATTGCTGGCGATTGATGTTCTGATGGAACCCGGTGGCATTTGACCCAAGAAAATGTGGCGGCATTTGTCGCGCGGGAACTTGGGTTTGCGCGGGGGTTCGGCGAATGTGCGGCCATTGGGTTTGGCACGCCTTTGGTCGCGGGTTTCGTCTATCACAACTGGAACCCGGAAGCGGCAACCATTGAAATCAGCGCGGCCTCTACGCGGCGGGACTGGTGTACCAGATCGGCGCTGAGGGCAATCTTCGGGTACCCGTTTGACCAGTTGGGGTGTCAGTTGGTTATTGCGCGGCACTCCGTTAATAATACGCGGGTGCGGCGCATTTGGAAATCACTAGGGGCGGATGAATATATCATCCCTCGGCTGCGAGGCCGGAATGACGATGAAGCGATTGCAACCCTGACCGTGGAAGCATGGCGAAAAAGGAAGATGTGATGGGTACAGGTATCGGGGCGCGACCGCCAGCTATGCAGTCCAGAAAGCAAGTAATGCCCGGACGGATGCAAAAACCAATGCAGCCGCAATATGGCGCGCAGCAACCGCAGTACGGCGGGATGCAGAACATGCAACCCGGCGGGCAACCCATGCGCCCCGCGACTGCCGTGATGCCCCGCGATTGGCAGGAATCGCAACAGCCGCGCCCCGCGTCGGCTGTCATGCCGCCGAATTGGCAGCAGCAGCAACAGCCGCGCCCCGCGTCGGCTGTCATGCCTAATGCCATGCAGGGGTTGAACCAAGCAATGATGCAAATGCTGATGCGGAGGAAATAATCATGGGAAAGCAAAAAGCCCCGCCCCCCCCGAATCCCGTTGACGTATCCAAAGCGCAGACCGGCACCAGCGTTGCCACGGCGCTTGCAAACACCAGCTTGCAGAACGTCAATCGCGTAGGCGCGGATGGGTCCACGCTGACCTATAAGCAGACGGGTTCCAGCGCCTTCACCGACCCTTACACGGGGGTAACCTACCAGTTGCCGCAATACACGGCGACGGAAAGACTATCGGCCCCGGCGCAGGCGATCTACGATACCCGGCAGGGGGCCGAGCAGAACCTTGCCACGGCGGCAAGGAATCAATCCGGCAACGTGGTCAATTCCATGTCGCAGCCCTGGAACCCCGATACATCCGCGATTGAGCGGCGCATCTTTGAACTCGGGTCCAATACTCTGAATCCGCAGTTTGAACGCCAGCGCGCCGATCTGGAAACCCGGCTGGCCAACCAAGGCATCAAGCTGGGGTCTGCTGCATACGACCGCGCCTTGAACGAGCAGGGCAACACGCAAAGCCAAGCCTACAACCAGCTTGCATTGCAGGGTCGCGGGCAGGCGTTCGGCGAATTGCAGTCTATTCGGAACCAGCCGTTGAACGAACTTTCGGCGCTGCTTTCAGGGTCACAGGTGTCGATGCCGAATTATGGCGTTAATACCCCGGCGGGCATCCCGACGACCGACAACGCGGGGCTGATTAACGCCAACTACGGCCAGCAAATGCAGAACTGGCAGCAAGACAGGCAAAGCTGGGATAGCACGGTTGGCGGTCTGTTTGGCCTTGGCTCTGCTGCAATCATGTCCGACCGCCGCACGAAGACCGACATTGAAAAGGTCGGCAAGACCGATGACGGCCAGCCGATATATTCCTACCGCTACAAGTCGGGCGGGCCAATCCAGATGGGCTTGATGGCGCAGGAAGTTGAAAAGAAACGCCCGGATGCGGTTGTCAAAAAGGGCGGCATCCGCTTTGTTGATTATGGGAAGGCGCTGAAATAATGGCACAACCCGGTTTCATTTTCGGCCAAGGCACCGCAGACACCTACGAGTCCTTGCAGGCCAAGCGCAGGACGGCGGAACGGTTTGGCCTTGGGGCTATGCGGACGCCGCAAAACCTTGGCGAGGGGCTTTCGTCTTTGGGTCAGGCTATCGCATACCGTCGGCTGATGAATCAAGCGGACGCCGGGGACGCGGCGGGCCGTGCGGCGTATGACGAAAAGCGCGGCTCTGTTCTGGGCGCGCTGATGGGCGGTGCCTTGGGTGGTAGCGCGCCTGCGTTCAATCCTAGCCCGTCCATGCCGGTCACGCCAAACCCTGCCGGACTTGATCCGTCGATTATCAAGGCTGTGGACCGTGTAAACCCGCAAGGCCGGGAAGCGGAAATTCGCGCTGGCCTGATTGAGCGCGGGATGGCCCCGCACATCGCCGATGGCTTTTTGATGAATTTCAAAGACGAAAGCGGACTGGACCCCGGCGTTAACGAGGCGGCTCCTATCGTTCCGGGGTCGCGCGGCGGGTTTGGACTGGCGCAATGGACCGGCCCGCGTCGTGTCGCTTTGGAAAAATTTGCGGCGGCACGTGGCGCGGCCCCGAGCGATGTGAACGTGCAGTTGGACTTCCTGATGACCGAATTGCAGGGGCCGGAATCCCGTGCGGCGCGCAACATCCTTGCCGCCCCGGATGCTGGTAGTGCGGCGGCGGCGATTGCGACCGACTTCCTGCGCCCCGCGCCTGAGCATTTGTCCCGGCGCGTTGCCGAATACACGGGGATGAACCCCGGCGCGTCGATCCCGGCAATCATGGAAATTATGGCTGACCCCTACGCCCCCCAGGGCGACAAGATGATTCTGGGCATGTTGCTTGAACAGCAGTTGGCGCAGATGCAGCCGCCCGATCCGATGCAGGCGCTTGATATGGAATACAAGCGGGCGCAGATCGAGCAGATGCGCGCCCCGCAAATGGCCGGTCCGCCGCAGGTGGAGACCTTCTACGACGAGGCCACAGGCCAGCCATACAAAGCGCAATGGGATGGCCAAGAATGGGTTCCCGTGGGCGGCGTGCAGGCTGCTGATGGGCCGATGGTGGACATGTCCGGTTTGCAGATCGGCGGTGATAACGTCCCCGCCGACGATGCGTTGCGGAAAAAACTGATGGAAGGCGAAGGCGTGGCTTGGGGTGAATACCTCAAAGCGGGCGGCACGGCGTCTGGCATGGCGCAAGATATGGACGTCATTGACGAACTGATCCAGATTGCGCCGCAAGGTCCGATCCAAGGCAGATTGGCGAAGGTGTTTCCGGGCGTAAGCGATGCGGGCGCAGCGTTCCAATCCGTTGTGTCGCGCGTTGCGCCGTCCCTGCGCGTTGAGGGCAGCGGTTCGACTTCCGACATTGAATACAACGGTTTCTTGCAATCCATGCCGTCTCTGGTCAACAGGCCGGATGCGAACGCGGCCATTGCAGGCGTCCTGCGCGCCAAGGCGCAAATCAACATGGATCGTGCGCAAGTGGTGCGCGACTACCAGAACGGCACCATGTCGGTTGATCAAGCCCGCAACAAACT